AGCACACAATCCGTCAAAATTCCACTGGAATTCGTCGCAAATGTCAAGTATTTTGTGCGAAAAAGATAGAATAAATTTTTGAGGGCTCATGCGGCGCGGTCAAAGGCGAGCTCGAACGCTTGCGCCGAGGACATAAAGCCGAGTATTTCTCGCGGGTAGTTGTTGAGCCACGTCTCGACGCGCTTCACTTCCGCCGCCGTCACCTTGTCGAAGTCCGTCCCTTTCGGGAATTGCCGCCGTATCATGCGGTTAATATTCTCGTTCGTGCCGCGCTCACAAGAGCTATACGCATGACAGTAATAGACCGTCGTCCGCTTTGCATCCTTGCGCCGGGCGCTCCGCTCGATGCCGTCAGCATCCGCGAACTCGGAGCCATTGTCTACGGTTATCGTTTTGAATATCCGATAGAACGCCGCACCGTAAAGGCGCTCGAGGCGGTCTAATGCCGCGACGACCGTCTCGGCGCGCCCGTCCTTAATGCGGATAATGATTTCCCGCCGCGTAACGCGCTCGGAGAGGACGAGGAGGCGGGCTTTCGTCCGTTTCTTCCCGACGACGGTATCCATTTCCCAATGTCCCGGCTCCTGCCGCTCGTTGATATACTCCGGCCTCTGCTCTATACTCGTGCCGCTGGATGCCCGAGCCTGTTTCTTGCGGATTGTTCTATGCTTCTTTTTGCGGTCGCCCTTTTCCGGGAGGTCTTGATTTGTGAGCGTGAGGAAAACGCCGTCCTCGACGTACTTGTAAATCGTCGCACGGCAAAAGGTTATTCCGAAGTGTTTATATTTTTCCTGCTTGAGTAGAGCGCACACCGCCGCCGGGGAATAGTCCTCATTTCCGATTTTGTCCTCGATAAACTGCGCGGCGGCGTGATTTTTCCCAATCTTGAGCGGAGCGCCTTTCGCGGCGAGCCCCTCTTGATAGCGCGCCTCGGCCTTTTCCGGGCTATACCGTTCCTCGGTCGTGTAATCGGAGTTTAGATGCTCATACGTCCCGCGCTTGAGCTCGCGGTAAACGGTGCTGATATGTACGCCCAGCTCCTCGGCGATTTCTTTTTTCGAGTGTCCATGCTTGAGCATCGTCTCGAGCTTGATACGGCTCGTCCAATTAAGTTGTTTATACGTCCGCTCTCCCATAGCGCGCCCTCCCTCGAGATATGAAAAAAGGGCGGGAAAGTCCCGCCCTCTCGTTACCGCGATAGAAAGTCCTCTATCGCCTTTTTGATAATCTGTGCTTGCGGTATGCCCTCGGCTGTGCATTTCTCGCGGAAAGCCGCCGCGAGCTCTTTCGGGACTCGCGCCGAAATAACGTCGTAGACCTTTTCATTATATCGAGTCTTTACCGCCGTCGAGGTCTTAGTCTTTCTTTTTTCCTCTGCCATTCTGCCGCCTCCTTTTGGCGTTGATGAAAATAGAGATTGCGGATAGGGTAATGCTTACCCCGCACAAAACATAGATAACCGTTGTCATGGTCGTTTGACATTGAGCGCATTTCGTGTTATCCTTGGAGGGCAAGGGGGATTTCTCCCCCTGCCCTTTACTCGGTGAGCTTTTCTATCAGCAGTAGAATAGCAATCACGAGATTTAGGATTGCGGTAACAAGGTTTAAGTAGCTGTCCGGCTCTGCCTTGTTGCCGCGTTTCTTTTTTCGCTTGCTCAATGCGTTTACCTCCTTTCTGTCTATTATAATATCATACTGCTTGCAGTATGTCAAGCGTTATTTAGAAAAAAGTGCAAAAAATATCCCCGGCACGGAGCCGGGGATTTACTCTATTCCGAGGAGCCAAAGGGCGGACACGCCGAGGACGCGGGCAAAGACGGGTATCTCATAATCGGGGATAAACCGCGTTCCGATTTCGATACGGCTTATCGAGTCCCGCTCCATTGTTACGCCCTCGACCTGCACCCGCGCCGCGAGGTCGCTTTGTGAGAGCCGGAGCTTTAGCCGTGCCTCGCGGATGCGCTCGCCGCTTATATTCTTCTTTCCCTCAAAATCATATATCCGCAAGCTCTCGCCTCCCGTGTGTTAATAGTCTGCATTTTTCTTGACTTTAGCACATACACAACGCATAATTGTGTTAAAGGTCAGCACGACCGAAAAAATAGGAGGGAGTTACTCATACCATGAAAAAGCTCAAGACTTGGCAAATAGTATTACTCGTTATTTTCTATCCCGTCGGTATCTGTGTATGGATATATCGGGCTGTCAAACGAAGCCAGTTAAAGAAAGCTCGGGAGGCCGAGCAAGCCGCGCTATCCGCCCGCCTGGAGGCCGAGCGAGCCGAACGCGAGAAATTCGAGGCCGTTCGTGCTCAAATCTCCCGCCACCGTAGCGAGCGCCGAGAGTGGCTCGACGCAAATTGCGACTATGTTTCTTTTAAGCTCGTCGGCGTGACATTCAATAACGACGACGGCGTAGGGCGCAATCGTCAAGATATTCTCCGCGAAATCGAGGAGGACGGCGAGCTCGATAATTTCTCCTATGATACATACGACTACGAGGGAAATACCGCCGTCGGCGTTTATTATAACGGCGAGCAAATCGGGAATATCGCGCAAACGGATTTGAAAAAGTTCCTTTCTCGTACCGTATGTGAGCTTGCAGATTTCGAGGTCGTTTCCGGCGAGTCTCGTCGCGGTATATGGGTCGGTTTCTATTTCAATAAATAACATTTGCACGGAGTTTTCCACCGCCGCACAAAAAGAAAAAGCGGGCGAGGCCATAGAGCCCCGCCCGCTTTTTCTGCACGATTATACGTCGGAAAGATTGCCGAGAGCGCCCGCCGCCTCGAGTGCGCGGTAGATGATGCAAGCGACGGCCTCGCGGGTAATCGGCTGTTGCCATCCGAAATTACCGGCTCCGTCGCCGTTGAAAATGCCCTTGCGCTTGCAGTATTCCGCCGCCTCTTTCGCCCATGCGGAGGGCGTGTCGCCGGTATCGGCGCAAGAGGTCAGTTGCTTTCTTGCCTCGTTAATATCCATGTCGAAATCCTCCTTGTTGTCCGTTTTGGTGTAGTACGCCGGGAGGCCGAAGCCCCGGAGATACTTTCCGTTTACCTCGAGCGTCCGCTCCTTGACGCTATTCGAGAAATTGCCCTCAATGACCTTGAGGACGCGCCCGCTCACGCTGGATACAATGCCCACATGGTCGGCGGCTCCCCGGTCGTCGCCGGAGCCGGAGTCCTGCCAGTCATAGAAAACCACGTCGCCGGGCTGTGGCGTGATACTCTCGTCCTCCTCCCAGCGGCTCACCGCATGAGAACGATAGAGGGAAATCATAGCCTCGCACCCGCACTCGAGCGGCATAATGCCCGAGAGTCCGCATTTGATAGCGACGGCGGAGACGAACGTCGCGCACCATGCGTCCGTGTACTTGACGGCGTATCCCCGGGCGAGCGGCTTGTGTGCGTTGTAAAGGTCGATAATTTCCCGGTGAGAGCCGTCCCGCTCGTTCTTCCCGAGCCACGCCCTCGCCGTCGATACGACGAGCTCGCGTACCTGTTGCTCCGTCACGGTTTAGCCCTCCTTTGTGGTCTTTTCTACCGCGTCGCTGATTTTCTGCGTCTGCGTTCCGAAATAGAACGCGATAACGACCGTGTAGACCGTCATAAACTCTTGGCTCGTCTGCCCGGTAATGGCGAGGTACGCGAATACCCCGGAGAGCAAGAGCGTGACGAGGCTCTTTACGCTCAAGAGAGCGCCGAGCCGCTTTACGATGATTTCTTTCATTTTGCTACCTCCTTTAGCAATCTCGTTTTGTTGCCGTGTCGTATGTAATTCCGCCGGTCGTGTTCTCGGCCTTGCTCTTATTGAGCGAGAACGAGAGCACGGTAGCGGTCGCGGCCTGTAAAAAGGCGATAAGGGCGGTCAAATATGGGAGCGAGCCGGTGTAGTTGTTGGCTACGGAAATCCGGCAGAGGTCGAGCGTCGTCATGGTCGATTTGTAGTCGATATAGAGGACGGCATAAACGAGGAGCTTTGAAAAGGAGAGATACCCCTTTGCAAAGCTCCATACCTCGAGCGCCCATTTTTTGAACTTCCGCCGCCGCGCCGCGCCTTTGCGGGCGGACATTATCCGTCCTCCCGCACCTCGCGCCCCTCGAGCCTGTCGATACGATGATGCGCCGACTTTGCCGAGCTCTCCACCGCCGACATACGCTCCGCCATGCTGATATAGCGCGCGTCCTGTGCGTCCTGCTTGCGCTCGATACGGTCGATGCCGCCTTTAATGTACCCGATTTCGGTCAACATTGTTCCGGCCTCTTTGCCCTCGCTCTCGCTGTCCTTTTTCGAGTTCCTATGAAAAGCGGCATAGCTTAACACGCCGCCGAGGATAGTCCCGAGGACTCCTATAATCGCTCCTACATAGTCCATTCTTAACCTCCGTTATAATTCGTAATAATCGAGTTTAACTGTCTGCTTTCCCGGCAATATGGGACACCCCCGAACATGGTAAATCTCCCCGTCAACGATAACGCCCTCGCCCTCTGCCTCCGTGCATACGACATAGAGGCCGGGAGCGTCAAGCCTCACCCACAAGAGAGACTCCCGCCGCGCTATGATTTTGCCGTCGAGCTCGACCGTGTAGACCGCCGCGCTCATTCGATGAGCTTCCACCCCGCCGGGTACGCCGTCGGGGAGTATGCGTTTCCGTCGATAAGGCTCTCATACACGGAGCCGTTAAAGAGAACGCGGTCGCCCTTTTTGTATGCGTCGTGAGCGCCGGTCGGCTGTTTCCATTCGTCATAGCCGGTTGCCGGGTCTACCGTTACGCCGCTCCAAAGAGAGGCGGCGACCGGCGGAGTCCAATCGCTTTGCGACGTGTGCGCTTGTACGCAACGATAGAGCTTTCCTCCGTACTGTACTCTTGTCTCGACGGTGTACGCCTTGCCGTTCTCCCATGCCGGGAAAAGCTCGACGCACTCAAGCGCGGCCTCGTTGTCGAGCTCGAGCGCGGCGACTGCCCGCTCGATGATTGCCCGGAGTTTTTTCGCCTTTTCAACGGTAATCATTCCGCCGCACCCCCTAACAGAATATCGAGAACTTTATCGTTCTCGGCGAGCATGAGCGTACCGCTCACATTTTCCACGGAGCCGACCGGCTCAATACCGAGGAGCCCGCCGTCGGTGAAAGCGTAAACGAAGTCCTCGAGATATGTCGTCGTCTCGCCCGTCTCCTCGTCCTTGCGGTCGATTGCCGTCTTGATGCAAAAGCCCCCGGCCTCCGCCTCGTCGCACGGGACATAGCACCCGTTTTCGTGTAGGCGGACATAGACAACGGTATCGGAGTAGCCGACGACCTTTCCGCCGCTTTTGATAGCATACATACGTTATCCCTCCATTTTCGGCAGCTCTCCGAGCCGCTTTTTATAAAACTCCTCGAGTTCCTGCGTGTTCATCGTGCGGAGGAGGTTTTTCCAATACAGATTTTCCGCCCCCGCCCATTTCTCCGGGTCGAAGTCCGACGCGCCCTCGTGCTTGCCGTAATAGTGATAGAGGCCGTCGAGCATCTTTTGACGATACGCGCCCTCCGGCGTGTTTGGTCTGAAATGCTCCCATCCGTTTTCAGACGTTGCGGCGCAAATCTTCCGCCCGTCAGCGGCAAAGAGAAAGCCGTCCCGCTCCGTTACGGTCGTACCGTATCGGAGGTTAAAGGCTCCGTCGATGCCCTCGGCCTTAAAACGCCGATAAACGACATATTCCATAGCTTACCCTCCCTTGAATAATTCACGATAGAGCCGCTCGACGCTCTGCTCCATGTGGTACGAGTGAAATCTTTTCATGTGTCCCCGCCATGACACGAGGGACGTTTCCACGTCCGCCGCCGTCATTCTGCCGGAGTCCACCCAACGCCGGAAAATGCGTAGCTTTTTCCTCATGTGCCGGATACCCTTGTACGTTGCCCGGCGGACGACTTTCCCGTTTGCGCCATATCGAAAGCGCACCTTGACGAATGTAAAGCCGCGCGTGAGCTTGATAATCTGCGTCTTTTTCGGATTGAGGCGGATACCGTGCTCGGCGCATAGCCGCCGGAGCTCCCGGAGGCAAATCTCGAGCTTTTCCTTTGACTCGCTGATGATACACCCGT